GGACAGAACGCTATATTAGAGTCATTGCAACGCAACCCAGTAAAAGCATATGTAGTAGGTAGTGATGTTACCTCACAACAAGAATTAGATAGAAACAGAATTAACCAAGTATCATTCCCATAATGAGAATCGTAGAACTATTATTAGACGAGGAGAGCCTACAGGCAGGTATTCAAGCTATTTCGGTAGTAGAGTCACCTGCAATAGAAGAGGACTTCGTTGCTCTAAAAGATGAGCAACCCAAGATTGAGTTAAAAACCATTGACAAGGAAAAGCGTATCCTAATGGGTGCTGCTTTGATCCCTAACAAACCTATCTATCGTAGAAATGGTGAAGATGAGTATTACATCTACTTCTCGCAGGACACGGTAAGAAAGGCAAGTGAATTGTTCTTTATCAACGGCAACCAAAACAAAGCCACATTAGAACACCAGATGGATGTTCAAGGCACGAGTGTTGTAGAGAGTTGGATTATTGAAGGTGAGCAAGACAAGAGCCGTATGTATGGTATGGAACTTCCTGTAGGAACTTGGATGGTGAGTATGAAGATACTTAACGATGAGTTGTGGGAAGGCTATGTAAAGAGTGGTAAGGTTAAGGGTTTCTCTATTGAGGGCTACTTCGTAGACAAGGTAGAGGCATCTAAACACGACCCAGAGGAAGATAAGGCAGAGGAGCAACTCAATGCTATCAAGGCTATCATTAAGAAAGACCTCCGCAAAGAAAACTAACAATAACAAACACACATAGTTAACATAGTATGAAAAGAGTTTCATTGAACAAGGTGATGGCTAAATTAGCCGAAGAGCAGAAAGTAGAATTAAGTATGTTGGGAGACTACTTGGACGCTTTCTATTTTTACCGCAAGAACTTTAAAAAGGCTGCTGAAGAAGTAAATGACTTCCTAAAATCTGGAAGCAAATTTAAGCAGCAACTTGATGAGTTGAATGCAGACCTTGTTAATACGGCTAAATACTACGATAAGGTAGAGGCTGAAGCGAAGAAACTTGGTGTAGACTTAAGTAGTGATACTCAAGCATCCAAGAGAGAGATAGACGATATGATTAAGGAATCTGCTAAACTAATTTCTAAATTATCTTAATGAAAAGCATAGAAAAGGTTTGGGCAGAACTATCCTCACAACACGAAGTAGAACTTCTTCGTAACCCTATAGAGGAGATTATAGCACTTGAGAAAGAGATGCGTAACTTGATTAGTGATGCAAGTACAAAGTCAAGAACAGTTATTGATGACATCAAAAGACTACACAACCTTTTAGTTGATGTAAATCAAGTTGCTGATAAGTTGGAAGGTAAAAGCGAGAACGCTATACAGGCATTTGTTGAAATGGGCGGTAGACCTCCACAAGAAGTGATAAGAGCATTAGACAGAGCGCAGAGATCAAAGAAGGGTGTTATTAGTGGTGTGAAAACTGCTAAAACGGCTATTAAGAATGTACAAAACATTACAAGTAAGTTATAATATGAAATCACAAGAAACATTAGGCAAGATTATGGAACTGCTTAATCTCCAAGACGAGGTTAAGTTAGAGTCTATGAAGTTAGAGAACGGCACTACTATTGAAGCCGAAGCATTTGAAGTTAACCAAGAGGTATTCATCGTAACTGAAGAAGACGAAAAGATTGCTCTTCCTGTAGGTGAGTACACTTTGGAAGATGGTCGCATCCTTGTAGTAGCAGAAGAAGGTATCATTGCTGAAGTTCGTGAAGGCGGTGAGGAAGAGGAAGCTCCTGCTCAAGAGGAAGAAGTTGTTGAAGAGGTAGAACAAGCTGAAGAAGAAATGTCTTACGCTACTAAAGAAGAGTTATCTGCTGCGGTTGAAGAGATGAAGGCTATGATTGAAGAAATCAAAGCAATGATGTCTCCGAAGGAAGAAGAAGAGATGGCGGCTGAAGAGCCACAAGAAGAAGTTAAGGAAGTAGAGATGTCTTCGGACGAACCTGCTGCAAAGCCTATTAAGCACTCTCCAGACACGAAACCTGCTGATATGCACAAGTTCTCTAAAGGAGCGAAGAAAGACACCCTATCAAGAATCTTTGACAAATTAGGATAATGAAGAGCATACAAAAGATATGGGCTGAACTATCAGCCAAAGCACAAGAAGTTGAGTTGAGCGAAGAGCAAAAGGTTGAGTTGGCTATTGGCGATAATATGCCAAAATTGGCTAATGAAATTGAATCAACATTTAGAAATGTAGATAAACTTTTAGATGAAGCATTCACACCAATTCGTAGAATTGAGAAACAAGTTCAAGAGCTAATTGAACCAAGTTATTTTCAAAAAGAGTTTAAGACATTTACTACTACTTTAATGAAGTTAGAGTCTGCTTATGCAGAAGCGAGACAAACGATTCAAAATGCAGAAAATGATTTAGGCGTTAGCATTCCAGAGCCTAAAAATGTTACTGAAGCAGTAAGAGTTTTAGAAGAATTTCAAAGAAGAGAGGAAATGTTAAGGAGAGAGATTAACGAATACTCTCAAGCGTACAAGAAGTTTAAGTAAATAGAAAGGAGGGCATTGCCCTCCTTTTTTATTTAAACTCTTTTACTTCGTGTAGAAATAAAATTCCATCTTCATAGAATTTTACCTTTTCACCATATCTACTTAATAGAAATTCATTGACTTTGTTTTCAAGTCCAACTGCTCCCATATGTTTGCAATATGTTTGAATTGCAGTTGCTTTTACTGATTCGCTTAATTGATTGAATAAATACATATCTCCTTCTTTTTATTCACTATATGCAGATGGTATTCGTTTACCATCGTGTGTTATTAAATCTTCACCCTCCCAATGAATGGAGTAGTAGAAGTCTTGACCATTAGAGTACATCTCAAAATACTCTAAATAATCTTCTACGGTGTAAACATCACTCTCATCCGTTACAAAGCCAGAAGCGCAGTAAGAGTTGCTATCAATTCGTTTTAGGTGTTCAAAGTTTTCAATCAATTCCATCATTTCGGTGTTTTGGTTTCTCCAAACATACATAAAAAACTAACACACACAACATTATATAGTTAACTTATAAAAGTTAATCAACTTAAAAAAGAAAATAAAAATGGCAACATCAATCACTACCACTTATGCTGGTGAATTTGCAGGGAAATATATTTCTGCTGCATTGTTGAGTGCTGACACCATTGAAGGTGGCGGTATTACTGTAAAGCCTAATGTCAAGTATAAAGAAGTAATGAAAACTCTTTCTACTAACGCATTAGTAAAAGACGCTGCGTGTGACTTCGCTGACCAAAGCACAGTTACTCTTGCAGAGCGTATTCTTCAACCAGAAGAGTTCCAAGTAAACTTGGAATTATGTAAGAAAGATTTCCACAACGATTGGGAAGCAATCCAAATGGGTTACTCGGCTTTTGATAGCCTTCCTCCATCTTTCGCTGATTTCTTAATCGGTCACATCGCTGCTAAAGTAGCACAGAAGACTGAAGAGACTATTTGGACAGGTACTACTGCAACTGCAGGAGAATTTGACGGCTTCGCTACTTTGTTAGCTGCTGATGCAACTGTAATTGATGTAGTAGGTACTACTGTTACTGCTGCTAATGTTATTGACGAGTTGGGTAAAGTAGTTGATGCTATCCCTACTGCAGTATACGGAAAAGAAGACCTATACATCTATGTTTCTCAATCTATCGCTCGTGCTTATGTTCGTGCTTTGGGTGGATTCGGTGCTTCAGGTCTTGGTGCTAATGGTGTGAACAACGCAGGTACTACTTGGTACAATGGCGGTGACCTTGCATTTGACGGTGTTAAGTTGTTCGTATGTTCTGGTATGGCAGACAACGATATGGTAGCTGCACAAAAATCAAACTTGTTCTTCGGTACAGGATTGTTGAGCGACCACAACGAGGTGAAGCTAATTGATATGGCTGACCTTGATGGTTCACAGAATGTTCGTGTAGTTATGCGTTTCACTTCTGGTGTTCAGTATGGTATCGGTGCAGACATCGTATACTACACATAAGAAGTAGTTAGTTAATAATTGAAGAGGGCAGGTAGGCTTATGCTTGTCTGCCCTTTTTTTAATAAAAAAAAGAAATTATGGCTTGTGATTTAACAAAAGGTCGTGCGCTCCCTTGCCGTGAGTCTGTAGGTGGTATTAAAGCCGTTTACTTTGTAGACTTCGGTGACTTGGGTACGATTTCCTTAACTTCGGATGAGATCACCGATATGACAGGAACATTCTCTGCTTTCAAATATGAGTTGAAAGGCAACTCTTCAGTAGAGCAAACAATCAATGCTTCTCGTGAGAACGGAACAGTATTCTTTGACCAAGCGGTTAGCCTTACTTTGCCTCAATTGAGCAAGGAGGATAACAACGAGTTGAAGTTAATGGCTTACGGAAGACCTCACATCGTTGTAGAGGACTACAATGGTAACGCTTACTTGGTAGGTCGTGAACACGGAGCAGATGTAACAGGTGGTACTATCGTTAGTGGTGGTGCTATGGGTGACCTATCTGGTTACACTCTTACATTTAACGCTATGGAGCGTACTCCTGCTAACTTCATTGCAGGTGCTACAGATGGTTCGCCATTTGCAGGTATGACTTCAGCAACAGATACTATTGTTACTTCGTGATAATGTAGTATATTTGTTATGCACTTGGTGCGGACAATAGGTGTTTTGGTTAGGGTAGTCTTCGGGCTACCCTTTCTTTTTGATAACACTTTGCCTTTGTTGTGGTTAACCTTATATGCACATTGTAACTACAACTGATAGAAAGATATACTTTGTTCCCAGAGCGTTTGATTTAAGCGTATCGGTACTGATTACTGATGAGGAGACGAATGTATCTGCTACGGAGTCTTTAACGGCTACGAAGGAGGCGAACTACCTCCATATCACACCTTCATACAACTTCGTAGAGGGAAGGTACTACACGATAAAGATTACAGGAACAAACGAAATATACAGAGGCAAGGTCTATTGTACTAATCAAACTGACCTTGAGAAGTTCAGTATCAATAATGGTGAGTTCACCTACTACGAGGATACTGATAATGATAATCAATACATTTACCGATGAGCAATATACGCATCGTAAACCTTGCATCGCATACTACACCTGCCGTTGTTGAAGACAACCGCAAGGAATGGGTAGCCTATGGCGAGGACAACAACTACTTCCAATTCCTTATAGACAGGTACAACGGTAGTGCTACAAACAATGCCATTATCAATGGTATGACCGAGCTTATTTACGGAAAGGGTTTGTATGCTACGGATGCTTCAAGAAAGCCCGATGAGTACGCTATGATGAAGAGTTTGTTCTCTCGTCAATGTATGCGTAAGATAACTTTTGATCTCAAGGCAATGGGTCAAGCAGCAATGCAGGTTATCTACAACAAGGACAAAACGAAGATTGTACAAGTTGAGCATATGCCCATTGAGACACTCCGTATGGAGAAGATGAATGACGATGGCGAGGTTACAGGATACTACTACTCTAAAGATTGGACAAAGATTCGTAAGAAGGGCTTTGAGCCAATTAGAATACCTGCTTTTGGATATGGTGAGAAAGGTGAAGGGTTAGAGATTTATTGTATCAAGCCTTATCGTAGTGGATTCTATTACTACTCTCCTGTAGACTATCAAGGTGGTTTACCTTATGCAGAGTTGGAAGAGGAGGTAGCTAACTACCACATCAACAACATTAAGAACGGCTTGTCACCGAGTATGTTGATTAACTTCAACAATGGTGTACCAACTGAAGAGGAGCGTGAGCTTATAGAGAGACGAATCATTCAAAAGTTTAGTGGATCGTCTAACTCTGGTAAGTTCATTCTTGCGTTTAACGACAACAAGGAGATGGCTGCAAGTATTGAGCCTGTCCAATTGAGTGATGCAAGTGAGCAGTATCAGTTTTTAGCTGACGAGAGTATGCGTAAGTTGATGGTAGCCCATAGAGTTACCTCACCTATGTTGATGGGTATTAAGGATAATACAGGATTGGGTAACAATGCTGATGAGTTGAAGACGGCAAGTCTCTTGTTCCACAACACCGTTGTACGACCTATCCAAGAGTTGATATTAGATGCTATTGACGATATTATGGCGGTTAATGGTGCATCATTGAATATCTACTTCAAGACGCTACAACCGTTGGAGCTTCAAGCGGATATGGCTGAAGAAGAGAAAGAAGAATTAAGCAAAGTAGAGTTGGGGGACGATAGCCGCCCTTTTCTTGATGACGAGTTAGCCCACGAGATGTTAGATGCATTGGCTGACTTGGGAGAGGAAGAACCTCTTGACGAGGAGTGGGAACTCGTAGATGCAGAAGAAGTAGGAGATGAAGAACCTGAAGACTTTGATGTTGAGGGCTATTTAAACGGGCTTGTAAGCCTCTCTGCTACGCAGGATAGTAGTCAAGACAACCAACGCTATAAAGTGCGTTACAAGTACTCTAAAGGCACTTCAAAGACACCTACAGGTCAAAGCAGAACTTTCTGCAAGACGATGTTGTCTAAAAAGATGCTCTACCGCAAGGAAGACATTGGTATGATGAGTGCCAGAGGCGTGAATAAGAGCTTTGGACACAAGGGTAAGAACTATTCTTTGTTTAAGTACAAGGGTGGTGTAAACTGCTACCATAGATGGGAGCGTAGGATTTACAAGAAACGACTAAAGAAGGATGGCACAGAATGGGGAGGCAATGCCCTACAGGGAACAAAGTTTGTAAATGTGAACCAAGCGGTAAGAGAGGGATTTAAGTTACCTAAAAACCCTAAAGAGGTTAGTGTAGCTCCTATTGATATGCCGAGACAAGGGCATCACCCGAATTATAAGAAATAATGGCAAAGGTATTATTCATAAAAAGAGATGACTTGGTACGCAATAGCGTATTGAGTGGTAATGTAGATAGTGACAAGTTCTTGCAGTTCATAGAGATTGCACAAGAGATTCACATCCAAAACTATCTTGGTACAAAGTTGTACGATAAGTTGCGTAATGATATTATAGCGGATTCACTTCCTGTAAACTACGCTAACTTATTAGACGAGTACATTC